GTAAACGGAACTTTGTACGACATAAGAAGAATGGAAGTACACGAGAACTCACAACCTATTCCAGGATTCAAAGGACATTCTGCTCACAGATTAGTTCTTAAAACACAAAAGCCTTCTAGTATTATCTTGCCCGATAAACTAGCAAAGGACTATTAAATGAATGACAATGTTACCCCCAAAAAAACATGGGACCAGAGCGTAAATTATATCAAAAACTTAGGACTAAAACTCCCCAAATTATCTGGAACAGACTTGAAAACATTAGCTTATCCGGTACTCCTGATCTATTGGGCTATAATACTTCTGGGAACTTTTTCACAGTAGAACTAAAAGTTACGAAGAGTAACAAGCTTAAGTTTTCACCACACCAAATTGCCTTCCATCACGACCACCCTAAAAATAGTTTTATCATAGCAGAGGCCCTTGATCCGAGGTCCGCTAAACATGTTCAATGTTACATGTACCCTGGCTCCAGAATCACGGAGCTTGCAGCTTGTGGCTTGGAGCTTGATCCTTTATGCTTGTCGCTTGAAGCTTGTGGCTTGTACCTCGAGGCGCTTGGAGCTTGATGCTTGTGGCTTGGAGCTTGAAGCTTGTTCCTCCTGTTGAAGGCCCGGACCAGATGCACGCCGCGCCGATGCCGTCGCAACCCTGGGGCTAATGATCTGATCCGATTTATTACGCTTGCGTAATTCTTTATAATATTTTGGGTGTCTGAACATTTTAGTGTTTACCGTATTTAATAGTTTTTATCATAGGGTCCCAGCATTGTCGACAGTCTCGACATTCATTGTCTTGTTGAGCTGCAGGACAGCTGGCCCCTGAGGTTACAACCTCTGAAGAGTTGGGCCACGAAGCAGGCGCCGCCTGGTTCACCATCGGCGCACTGAAACGTATGACTAAATTGTTTGGCTTATCTTGCAAGTGTCGCTTGATCCATGCTTCACGGGTCGGTAACCAGTGACGCTTAGAAGGTGTCAACCTGCATACTTCATAAATTTTTTTAAGATGGTCCAGGTCCTGGACGTCCCCTGAGTCGTGCCATCTAAACACGTCGGGCTTTTTGCTGTTGATCAGGTGAGCCATTGCCTCGACCCACGGCGCGGTGTATATTGCGGCCAGTCTTCTATACTGAGCATCCTGGACAACCTTAAAGACATAACAGCCCTTGAGCGCGTAACAGTCGAAGCATACGCTGCCTTCTTTCTTTTGAAGAGCCCCGCCAGTCTTGCATTCTTTGGCCGGTAAACCTATCGACCAGCCCGGCATCTTTGATGGCTTAGACAGCCCGCCAACTATTTTCCACGCTTCACTCGTTTTCATTTTTTTTATCTTCCTCTTCTTGAATGTCATGATCAATAATTTCATAATCATAACCCTCAGGCAGGCCGCTCACTTCAGTAACACAGCCAGCGTTTACTTCTATTTTAATTGTTTTCATATTTCTTTCTCCTTGATTCTCCTATAACACAATAATTCTCTCTTGTCAACTGTAACGCTTGACGCTTGCAGCTTGCGGCTTGTGGCTTGTAGCCATTAGCCTTTAGCCAACGCCAATGGTGTATGTACACCATTGGGTTAGTAATTCTTCTACTCACGATTGCCAGCAGTCTCCGCCCGCAGCGTCGTTCAGGCAGGCTAAGTACTCGGACTGTGACAGCCCCAGTTCTTCCATTAGGAAGTGCATCTTATCGCCCTGGAACCCAAACCGTGGGTCCTTCAGGTACGCAACCGCTTTCTCCAGGATCACGTAACGCTTTTCACCACCTGGCTGGTATTCTGGTTTTAATGTTTTTTTAGTCATATGTATTTCTCCTTTATAATTCTATCCTACTATATCCTGGACCAGTTGTCAAGCTTGAAGCTTGTGGCTTGTGGCTTGTTGCTTTCTTTTTTTTCTCGCTCGCTTCGCTCGCTCGATCCTGATCCCAGGTCCAGCTTTCGCCCGCAACGCGTACTATTGTGGTACTCACTGAACCAGGGATCAGGCGGTGCTGTTATCCTACAGACCACCGCTTAAATCCTGTTTGCCTTGACGGGTTTCATTCAGTTTACAATATTCCCATTCCAGATTTGGGAAGCGCCCGTCAAGACTTCAAATAAAT